AATTGTTGCTAAAACTTCATCGTCGTTTAGCAGACGAATCTCGCCACCATCTATTTTGATTCGTGATCCTGCATACCTTGCAAACATCACCCAATCATTGACCTTGCACCATGGACCATCGGGATACCTCTCCTTATCCTTATAACAATCTGGACCCATAGCTAATACTAAACCACACTGTGATGCAACTTGTTGCTTCTCTAATGTAGTTTCGGACAATACGATTCCGCCTTTAGTTTTTTCCTTCATCTTAAAAGGTAAAACTAAAAGTCTCCAACCTGTCGGTTTTGGAATTTTTGCTTTATCTGATTCTTCTTTTTTATCTTCTGTTTTTTTAACCCCAACTAATTCATTGTCAGGCATTATTATTTTTTGACTTGATTTCGATGACTGTTCCCTTAGTTTCATTTTGCTCCTTATCGTCTAGCAGGTTAGAGATTTCCTGTTTAGTTGCCTCTAGGGCGTTTATTTGACCTATTATATACTTGTAATTCTCCATACTGTCAACCCCACCAGAAGTGACGTTAATAGACAAAGAATCAATTCTTTCGTTTAAAAATTTGATTAATCTTCTAAGAACTGTTTCTAATTGCATTTAGCATTTCCATCTTCTACGAGCCTGTCTTAGTCTTGAATTGGGATCAGCTGCAGCCTTTGGAAATTGTTTCATTTGACCTGCACTTCTTGCACAGTACGACTTACGTCGATTTGCAGCTTTGGATCCTGCCTTAACTTTGCCAGTGACCGCTGTTTTTAGTTTTGAGCCAGGATTTTCTCTTCTATATCGGGCGACCCCAGCTTTTGTCATCCCTGCGCCAGACTTTGTAGGTCTGAAATATTTTTTAGTTTTAGGTGGTTGTCTATCTGCTTTTCTCATTTTCTTTTTGCAAATGTTTTTACCATTGTTGGTTTACCGCCAGGATTACCTGCAGCTCTTTTTCGTCTGACAGCACTCGCCTTTTGCGAGCTTGTCATCCGTGTGGCTTTTGCAAGTGGGACGCATTTTGGATATTTTCTTTTGCTCCCCTTCGATCTCCCGCACGGTTGATATTTCCCGTTCTTCTTTGGCGCTCCAATGTCTACCCATTTCTCCGCTACCCATTTACGTAATCCTCCTTGAGCCATTATGAATTCTTTCCGTAAGCTCTACCCATTCCTTTTGTACAAAGTCCACCTTTAGCTTTCTTTTGTCTTTTACCACCTGGTGTTACTTTACCAGAACAAACTGCAGATGCATACATATTAGCATAAGCAGATGGGTATACTTTAAACTTTCTTTTAGCAGCAGCTTTTCCTCTTGCACAGAGTTTAGCCATATTACGCTCCTACAAATTTCTTTATTTTTTCTGAAGTCTTACCAGAAAGTTCTGGCATTTTTTTGTTAGGCTTTTCACCTTTTAATAAAGTTGAATATTTTTTACCTTTGTGAGTAAAAGTATCTTTACCCATTTTTCTAGCAAGTTTAAATGCTGCACCTTTTTCAGAAAGTTGTTTACTAGTATCTCCGACACTAGCTCTTTCTCTGTCAGACATTCTTTGTTTTTCTTTTTTAACTTCTGCTGCTGTCTTTGTTGAATACTCTAATTTACCTTTAGTCTTATCATCTCTAGTAGATGTAAAAGTTTTCTTACCTTCTTTTTTTGCTTTTGAAAATTGTTCACCAAAAGTTGGTGCAAGTTTTTTTCTAATCTTACCAATGAATGATCTTACAGTTCCACCTTTTTTGTATCCTTTAGGAGTAACTTGTTTGTTATATAATCTGTTTGCCATTATTTACCTCTCCTTATTTTTTAACTTTAGCTCTATCTCTTGTTTGAGCTTTTGCTTCAGCTATTTGTTTTTTTAAACCTTCTTTTTGTTTTGACATTTTAGAATCTTTGCTACCTGTCATAAGGTCTTTAAATTGTTTTAAAGTTTCACCAACATTTAAACCAGCTTCTCTCATCACCTTACCACCGTCTTTCATATAACCCATTTTATTTCTAACTTGAGTTGGAAGTTTTGCAAGACCTGGATTTTTATTTTTGTCTACAGGTTTTAAAGATCCACCCATTTTTTTACCCATACGATTTTTTATATCTTTAGCTAAACCTGCATAACCTTCAATAGCACCTTTAATATTTAAAGGAGATCTTTTAATAAAACCTTTAACAAAACTTTTAACTTTTTCAGGAGCATCTTTAGCAGCTTGCTTTTGAGATTCAGTCATTTTTTTAGTTCTACCACCATCTTTTAATTCAATTGGTTTACCGTCATACTTACCATAACTTTTAAAAATATCTTTTGTAGATGAACCAGAAGAAGTAGGTTTTCTTTTCATTGCTTCAGAAGCTGCTTTAGTTCTAAATTTTTTAACTGCATCTCTTGCAGAATCCATAACTTTTCCACCAGATTTATAACCCTTAGGTGTGACTTGTTTATTGTATAATCTGTTTGCCATTTTATTTCCTTTTAATTAAGTCAGTTGCTTTAAGTCCGTACACGCTTGCAATGACACCTACAAAAATTGTTTGGTACCAAAATGGAAGTTGTGAAAAATATTCAAAGAACAATTTCATTTTTTCCATAGCACTCGGGTCATCCGAAAACACTGCCCATGATAATAACGCAATTGGAGCCGAAAGCAATAATAAAATAAATTCGTCTTTCCAGTCTGAATTTCTTGATTCTAATAATTTGCCCTGATATTCCGCCTCACCGTTTGCCATCTTTTCAGCATGACGCATTTGTGCGTCCGCCATAAGCATTTTAGTTCTTTGACGGTTTTTAAATATGTGAGAGCCAGCTTGAGCGGCTAATTTAATAGCGCTGAACCACATACTAGTACCAAGTAGCTTTTCTTTTCTTATCAGATAGCATTCTTCTTTGACCTCTGACTTGTTCTTTGTCTCCCATCGGTAAACCGTTGTAAGACTTGTCAGCTGTAGTTTTAGATCTTGGATCTACTTCTACATTTTGATCAGGAACGCTAATCATTTTCTGCTTTTTATAGTTCATCATAGTTTTTTACCCTTTTCTACGCCTTTTATAACACCTTTATTTTTAGATGCATAGAAAATCTTTTCGGCTTTCTTTTTGCCGTACGTTTTTTCCATAGATTTTTTAATTTTTTTACCTTTTTTAGTTAATGGCATTAGTCATCCTCCATCATAATGTTTGCTTGCTGTACTCCAGACTTAGCAAGTGAGACTCCAGCCCTTAATTTAGCTAAATCTTCGTTTTGTTCTAGCTTATCTTCAAAATTATCTTTGGATTGTAGCAATCTTGCTCTTGCAATTTCTTGTTGAGCTTCATCATTTTGTTTTTTACGCTCATTTTCCATTGCTCTTAGGTCAACTTCTCTAGATTTTAGTTTTAATAGTGGGTCAGAATCAAATTGTGACGTAATTTTCTTCTCTTCCTTCATGTAATCTTCTGTCATTTCAGCAATCAACACTGCTTTTCTAGCTTCAATCACTTGTGATAGCTGTTGAAGTTGCTGTGCAGCTTGTGGATTGGTTGGTGCTTGCTGTTGTAACATTTGAATTTGCATTATTTGTTCTCTAAATTCTAATTGCACTTGTTCTTGGGCCATTAAACTTATGTGTTCTAAAATGTTTTTTTGAATTGAAGCCATCATCATTGGATTATTTCTAACCATGTTGGTTGACATGAAGTTTAAATGCGCTGTGATGTGTGCTCTATGATCTTGATTCGGGAATGCTTGAAAAGGTTTACCTGATATTGCATTAATATGCTCGACACTTGGATCTACAGGTTGGATTGGAGCAGGTGGAGGAAGAATTTGATTAATATCTTTTACTCCGATTGCTTCATACATTTTTCGATATGCATTATACAAGTTATGAATTTGTGGATTCGATTGAGCAAGTTGTAATTCAGTTTGCGCCATTGTAATTCTTTGTGATGTTGAGAATATATTTGGATCTGCAACTGGAATAATATCTATTCTATCATCAAAGTCCGTTTGCTTAATGGTTCTTGCACCACCGACCACGTCATATGGATATTCAGGTGGTAAGTATTGAGCAATAACTTTTCCTAAAATCTTAAATTCTTTTTTCATTGCAGCATACAATCGTTTATGAATTGCAGACATGACTCTTGAACCACGTTCTAATAATGCAATTGTAGTACCAACCGCTGCCTGTTGATTTCCATCTCCGACTTGCATATCAGCGATAGCGGCAAATCTTTGTCCAGCCCCTACAACAATTCCCATTAATGACAACAGTGTCTGAGAAGGTTCCTTGTAAGGTAGTGGGAAAAAGGCTTCTCTTAAATTTCCACCTGGTGCATCTACATCTTTAAACTCACCTGGTTGAATTGGTGATGCTTCATCTCTAACTCTAACCCCACGTTGTTTAAATCCTGCAGGTAAGTTTGATAAAGTTCCTGCATCGAGTAATTGTCTTAATGCAGTTGTTGCAGTTCTACTTAATCCACCAATCATGTGAATTAAACCAAAACCATAAAACCCTAAACCTGGTAAAAATTTAAAATGCACAAAATAAGAAATTTTAGTTTTCTTTATATCGTCTGGTGCATAGTTTCTTTTAATAGATAAAACTTGTCTTGAACCTTCTTCAACAGTTACAATGTATGGAAGTTTAATTCCTGTTTGATTGCCTTCACCATCTACATCTTCAAAACCTTCAAGATCTAAATTTACATGACATTCTAATAATGTGTAAACATCATCTTGTTTGCCAGTTTTTCTTGTACCAGCAAGCTCTCGTTCTTTTTGTTCGAGTTCATCTTTTTGATCCGTGTTCGGTGGTCCAAGGTCAACGTCTGAATAAAAACCATTCACTTGTTGTTTTCTTAAATCATTTTCAGAAACTTTTAAAACATGGATGATTGATTCCGCATCGTCTAATGAGGTAGCCGTGTACGGAACAATCAAATCCTCAGCAGGAATAAATTTACTCACTGCTCTGCCCAATAACTGATCATAATAAATCTTTTTAAAAGTTGATCCAGCTAAAGGTAAATGGAAAAGCATTTGGTCGAACTCAGGTTCGTACTCTTGCATTTGATCCATTAATAAATAGTTCATGTAATCTTTAACCCTGGTTGCTTGTTGTTGAGCAGGTGGAGAGTCAACTCCGATTACATCTGTTCTGACAGGTCCTTCTGCAGGTAAAAGTTCTTTGTAAGCTTGTGCTTGAAATTGTGTAACTGCTTCAGCTAGAACAGGATGCGTTGCACCACTTGCTCCTTGAAAAGGTTCTGTTCTATTTTCATATTTGAAACCTAATAAATCTAAACCTTGAATATAAGTTTGCTCCCAATCTTTTCTGGAAGATTTATAATCCATGTAGTTGTTAACCATATCGTTTCCGATTGGTTCTAAAATATCTTCAGGTAATATATCTGCAAGATTATCGAAATGATTTTCCGTTCCAGGAATGTTAATGGCTCCTGGTTCAAAGTCTATGGTTGCACCACCATCTTCTTCTGGTGTTACTTCGACTGGACCTTTTTCTACAATCTCTTCTTGTTCTGTTACTTCTTCTTCCGCAGGTAGTTCTAATTCAGTTCGAACTTCATTAGGAAGGGATTTATCTATGTCTGCCATTTAAAATTTCTCCGATCTTAGAGTTTAACTTGTTTTAAAGGAATTTTCAAGCCTTGTGGATTAGGTCCTGATTTTGGAGGCGGGCCAGATCTTTTTCCTCCTGAACCTAAAGGTTTGTCAATCATACCACCAGCTTTTTTACCTTGTCTCATTTCTCTCATCTGTCTTAGAGCTTCACTAACAGCAGACTCTAATGACATGTCAATTCTTAAATCATCAACAATCTTGTTAAATTTTTCTTGGGTTGCCTTGTCAGCATTGGCCATGTACTTCTTGCCGTAGTTCATTAATAGTAAACCCTTTTCTTTTGTTCTTTGACTTCATCCACATAATCTTCTGGATGATCAATCAAACCACCTTGTCTAAATCTCATGATCGCTTGCGTGGTTGAGTCGACCAAGTCATCATGATCCCCATACGGAAAGGCTGCACATTCTTCGATGACCTCTTCCGCAAACTTTTGTTTAGGAGCCCATATCATACCAGATTCAAATAAAGGTGCAACAGCATTTACACGGGCATGCTTATCGTTTCCTTTAGATGGGGTGAAGTTCATTACTGGAATGTCCATTTTCCGTAGTTCATAAGTCAATGGCAAACCAGAAGCTTTCGCTTCAATAATCACCGTTTCAGGATTCCAATAGCGATATTGTTCAAGAGCCAAACGCCTTAGTTCAGGAAACTCGTACCTGCCTTTAATTGCATCAAGCAAAATTAAATTCGCACCTGAGTCTTCGTTTGGATACCAAATTCCCCAAGTCGTAATTGCAGAGTAGTCTGCTGTTTCCTTTTTCAAAAACGCGGTATCATAACTTTGTATGACATGGTGCAAAGTTGGAATGTGATCGCTTTCATATTCTCGCCACCACTCTCGTTTTAATATTGCACCTTCTTCACTAGTTGGTTGTTGCATCCATTGTGCATTCCATTTAGTAACAGGTAGTGCCGCTTTTACTTTTTCAAGTTCTTCTAGTTTCCAATACTCTGGCCAGACAGGTGCAGCGTCCTTTGATTCATGGTCCAAGATCGCTGGAAATTCGACCACGTGCCATTGATCAGATTTATCTT